CGCATTCACATACCCGCCCGGCAGGGCCCATAGGCCTTTACCTGGAACTGCACGCCGCTTAATCATCAACACGTGACCACTTTGAATAACAACCGCATCGGCAGTGACAAAGATTGGGGGATAAGGCAAACTAGCATATTGCTTTTTGTAAGTCATCACAAACTCACGCTCACGGATAACTTGTTCATACTCAGGTGTTTCTTTGAAACTCATTAAGAAGTCAAATGTAGTTTGTGGAACCACTGCCTTAATGAAGTTCATGTTAACATCACGCTTGAAATACAAGTCACGGATATCAGTAGCACCCAAGGGTTCAATCTTCTCTACATCAACATAATCCCATTGAGGGAACATATCAAGGTAGAATGAACTTTCGTCTTTCTTGTGTCCAATGATGCCTACACCAGCACCACCTGATACTCGATATTTGCTAACAATACCCTGGACCCGAACAGCCCAAGCCTGGTCATTATAGATAGTATCTGTGTTAGGTTCAACATACACACTCAATGCCAGCCCCGCAGTTGCTGACTTAATCATAGTACTGCGTTCTTCAAAAGTGAAGGGGTTTTTGTAAGTGCGTGGTTGCTTTGAACTGCCAACAATGACCACTATTTGATCTGTTAGTGATGTGGCTCGTTTGATAATCTCAAGGTGAGCGTTGTGGAAAGGTTGACCTCTCAAGATGAAGACTAATGTGTCGTATTTTTTGTTTGTCATACTTAAATCCTAAGTAAAATATTGATACAGTAAAGTCTATCTCTACTGTTTGTTTATTTATATACAGTATAACACTGTATCAATTTATTGTCAAGTGTTTTTGTCAAGTTCCTTAAGTTCATAACCTAAACATCTTTTCATTTCTGGCCTGGGTTTCTGTGCCAAAATCTTTTCAATTTTTCCTTTGTTTATGTGTTTGATAAACTGTTCATAGGCTATTGAATTAGTTGAACAAAATTCTCTTAATTTACTGCATCCTATAATAGTTTGAATCCGCCCTTCTGGAGTAGTGACTTCGAATACTCGTGTGTTCTTATTATCTAATCCAGTCTTCAATTTCATACGCCGACTGTGTTCTGGATTTTTCTTTCCAAGATTTGCTTCTCTCAACTTTTGACGAACTTCGGGAGTGCTTGCTTTATTGTTTTGTTTTATTTTTTGGATAGTTTCTTCACTGTGCCAAGGTTGGCCGTTGGCTTTGCGTTTTTCAAGAATCTTTTTGGCACTTTCTTTTCTAACTTCTGGATTTTCCTTAATGAACTTTTTAGTGTTGTTGCTATTTTTCTTATTGATCTCTGCTAACTCTTCCGGAGATTTTAGATCCATAGTCTTCTTACGCTTTGCCACAGTTAAACGGCGGTCTTCTATTGATTTCCCAGACATAACATCGCCACCGGATAATCCGTTTTCTAACATTAAGTTAGCCCACTCTGGAGATTCGACAATATTGTGTCTATTGGAAAACTCTAACGCAAACCTCATACATTCGTCTCGGTCAGTGAAGTATCCTACTATCTCGGTAGTGACATCGTATCCGTGTTTGGCAATGTGTCGAACCCAATGATGGCCAGAGCCCCTATAACGCTTTCGGTTTGAGGTTGTTTTACCGAAATACTTTAACCCAGTCACATTGTGTGTTTTGACATATAGATAAGTTGGTTTGAATTGTTTCATAGTCTTTCCTGACTATGTATTTATGCTTTACGGCTGAAAGCGTCCGATAAGGACCAGGGTATCGTATTTTTTATCGTTTGCCATTTTAGTAACCTCGAATCAATTTGAATGCTGCAAGGGTAGCAGTAATATCCATACCCTCTTTGTCACAATGGCAGAGCATTTTCTGTGCTTTTTCCAGATACTCAGTGTGAGCATGACCTGTCCAGTCGTCTTTTTTGTTGTTGAATTCATAGTGCCAACCGCAACCATCTGTGTGGTTGTAAATGCAGAGCATACTGTGCAACTCTTTGGCAAGTTGATGATCCGGTGATTCAAGTTTAGCCTCAACTAATTGGGCTTGCAAGTCTTTAAGACCTTGCTCATGTTGTTTGATTTTTTCTTCTATGGTGAAGAGAGTTAATTTAGACATTGAAAAATCCTTTCAATAATGTCAGCGCAGAGTCTATCTCGTTGCTACTTTTATTTATCTTATTATAGCAGAACTTGTATTTTATGTCAAGTTAATCTTGCTTTGATTTCCATGTAGAAAGTATGATACTTTGCCATTCTAGCAATGTCTTTTTCAGTAACACCCTTCAACCGACGGATATCAGTGTTGTGTCGCAGATCAGCCATTTTGACGCGCATTGCATCAACATTTTCGAATACACCTGCTTTGTATTCTTCCAGAGTTTGGCCGGGCTGTTTAGTCAGTCTCCAAATACCGTTGATAACTCTTTCGCTGATACCAGCATCACGCAAGTCCTTGTAAGTCACCGAAGTATCTTCGATAACGTCATGACCAAGAGCCATGCACATCAGTTCCTCGTCATCGCTCTTTAGATAGTGCATAACTTTCAAGGGATGCAGAATGTAGGGTGCGCCACCTTTGTCATACTGACCATCGTGTGCGTTAGTAGCAATGACTAACATCGTAGCTAACATGTGACCTTTTTTCATAATCTGTATCCTCTTTCTTACTGTACTTACAGTATATCATACTACCCATTTACTGTCAACCATTAGAGCCGAAAAAAAGAGTACCGAAGTACTCTTTTTCAGTTAACCCATGTTATTTGGGAAAGGCCAAGCTCCGCCCCCGATGAACCCAGTATTAGTAGGTTCCGACTTTGTTGGTGCACTTGAATAGCGATACTGCTCTGCATTGCCCCATTCAGCGTCATTCGAACCCTTGTCGAACCCTTCGTTATATGTACGGCTATCGCCGCGATACGCATCTTCGTTGAAACCATCAGAGTACCCACGATAGAAGTCAGACGAACCCACTTTTGGTGTGTTACTAACTGGTTTAGTTACTGGGGCGACATACGTATTGTTGCTAGCGTTCGATTGAACAGGCTTGCTGAATGCAGCATTAGAGTCTTCGGCTGAAGAACCAACTTCACCGATCACTTCGTACATGCAAGCACGACCTTTAGCATCATTGTAATCGCTTGGGATAGAGACAACATCGCGTGGATTGATTTTAACAATCACAACACGGTCACCACCGAACGACTTCAAATAGCTTTCAGAACAAAAGTGCAGACCAGCTGAACATGTGTTGTCACGGTTGTCATCAACTTCATTGCGTTCCATAGAAACAATATTGCCAACACTGTTATCCATTGTACCAGAATGCACGTCCAAGTAATCAGCACGAACTTTCTTGTAAGCCAAGAAACAACCATCAGGTGTGATTGGCAAGTTGTTCTTTTCCAAGAAGCCGTACAACTCAGTGACAGCTTGACGAGAAGGGTTGGACATCAAGTTTTCCATGAACTCAACCATGGGCTCAATAGTGAAGCCTTCTTGCAGCATAGCAATCATGCGACTTGCCAATGCACTGTGAAATTCCTTGCCCTTCCAGAACAATTGCTCACCTTGGACACTTACATTACCCTTGCCGTAATTCAGAATTACCTTCTTAGGTTCGATAATGTCCTTGACTGTTTCCCAGTCGCCGGCCTTGATCGCATCCTTAACCTTTTCATAGGTCAGATGGGTTTTAGAAATCGTGTGGGGCTGATTACCGATCACAACTGTAATGTTGTTGCCCTGGATCAAATACGGATAGCTCATGTTAAATACCTTTACTTTCATCAATTAGGTTAATATACTCTGCCAAATCACTGTCAATCACGGTGTACTTAGTCAATGACTTCATTAACGGGTAACGTTGTCTAAGTTGGTGCACTTCTTCTTTATACTTTGTAATCAAGACACTTGGGTCAATGTTTGCCTGAGTTTTGACTTGATACGTATTGCACAAGAACACTAAGCTACTACGCTGCACCACATCTGCTACTTTCACATCCTTGAAAGTATCGTACATCAACTTGTACGGACTGTCTTTCTTAATCAGTGATATTACATTATACTCGAAAAACTCTTTGAGGTCAAGAGCCTGTTTGACCAAACTCATCACATCAGAGTGACCCAATTTAGTCAACCTCTCAGCAACCATAACGTCAACGTTGATCCAGTTAGGTTGTGTCTTGATAAAATCCATGTCAGCTTTGCGAACGCCATAGATTGTACCGGTGAATACTTTACTGTCATTCAGGTGTTCGTGAAGAATTTTCACATCACTTACCTTACCTAACGAAGTGTAGCCACTCAGGGGAACGTAGTAATGAGTAGTAGCATCGTCAAAACTGTCAGCCTTACCAGCATCACTCCATACCATTGTAGAGTTATAACCACGATTTCGTTTTTCCAACTGCATGATAGTTACATTCTTGCCCATACCAGCAGCACGTTCGCGCACCAGCAGATTACTTGCCATCAGAATTTTACTTGCCGGTGGATTGTAAATCTCTTTCAAAAACGCATCCTTCAAAGCTGGCTTAGTCTTATCAGCAGCTTCAATGACGTAGATTGTTTCAGATGGACCGTCCAATTTACGATTTTTCCAATGAAACTTGGCTCGCGCCGATGCACCGGTCTTAGTGTCGTTAAACACAAAGAAGGTATCTAAGCTAATACTGATGCTCCAGTGGTGAACGTAAGACTGTGAGGTTGAATCATATATGCTGCTGTGTTTAATAGTACTCGCAGCATTGTAACCACGGCTACGACTAAAAGCCTTCAATACGATGTTAAAATTAGATGCTAGATCAGTTACAGGCAGTTTGAACTTTTTCTTTTCATCGTAACGATAATTGCTACCAGGAGCCAAATCCATTAAAACAAACTTGGTATCAGTCACGTACTTGACAACACCTTGAGTCCACAGCGGTTCCGCTTTACGCTTGTCAAGGTATACAGCACGTTCCCACAAGTTTGTAAGTTTGGCAGCTTCCAATGCAATATGAATTGACAATTGTGCAGTCAGTTCTTCCAACTTACGTTTGATGCTTGCGATAGTCATCGGGACATAAGACAGACCTTCACGTGATGCTTGAAAGTCAAGATCACCGATACTGAATTCAATTACCAGACCACATAGCAACATTCGCTTCATAGTCTCGGACAAAACTTTATCTGACTGTGGGATATCAATCGGGTATGAAATGTTGCCCATAATTGCGTAGCTATGACGCGAGTTATTCAGAGTGTGAACACCAGGAACAATATCTTTCTCAAGATATTCTGGGTCGGTGAATTTGAAATCATGTGCACCGGATACTACTGGACGCAGTTTGAAATGTGTATAAACTTGGCGCGCCTCTTGACGAAACTTGTCAAAGTCATACCGTTCATTAACAGAGAACTTAACCTCAACCCCGCTAGGATCGGTCGTTGCTTCTTCCATCATTTGTGCGATAGACGGGACACCATGCTCATTGATAAATGCAGTGTAAACGCCCTTACGACCATTCTTCACCGCAGTGACGGTGAAGTTGTCAGTGTATGAGAATGGAGACTTAGAACCAAGACCCAATGCACCGATGAATTCATTAGATTCGGTTTTAGTGCTTTCAAAGTAAGTGGTGTAGATGCTAGACACCTGATCATGGGTCAAACCGGTACCATAGTCACGGATAGAGAACCATGCTTCAAGTGCATTTGGCAAGTGAACATCAAACGGGGTAGAGCTTTTACCTGCTTCTTTGTGCGAGTCAACCGCATTGCATGACAGTTCGCGGATGATGGCCCGTACTTTGTTTGCGTACAAGCCTGAAGACAGAATAGAGAAAGCCTTCGCGCTGTTGCGAATCCGGAACTCGCCGATCTGACCAACGTTGGACAGAGTAGCTTGATCTTGTGGAGCAGAATTCAGAATCATTTATATTTCCAAAGTGTTGAATCAGATACGGAATTTGGACAGAACCGAATTCGCAAGAGTAAGATCGGACATATCCTCGTCCTCGACTAGCATTGAAGCCTCTACCGTTGCGATTGCCAAGAGTTCATTAGCATATGTAATGTCATCAAAATCGGCTTGCTTGAACCACAATGCAATAGTCTCGCGGCTACTGTTCAGTAAAAAATCTAAATTTTCTTTGTCATGCGGGTTCATATTAAGCCTTCAGAATGTCCACGAGACGGTTGTGAATGATGTCCATTTCACTTTGTTCCATGTAGAAGTCAGTTGTTGGATCATAGTACTGACCTTCTTTATTGTCGTAATAGAGAACACGACCGGAGAAGTTGAATGGGCCTTCAAGACCTTTGCGAGGACCGTACTTCAATCGCATCATGTCCATTGTGTCTTTGTCTGCAACGATCTTGTAACCCATCTTGAACTCCTCTTGACTGTTTAAGATTCTATTATATCACCGAAACCATTTAATGTCAACCTTTACGCACGGGTTTCACCCCATCAAAAGTCCATTCATTTGCTATGTCCTCATAGAGGTCGTTGCAATCACCTTCAGTGCCATCATCCGCTAGATAGTAGTAGGCAGATTCTGTATTGCCTGCGCGGTCAATCTCGTCCTCATCGTAGCCGCACTGGTCATAACCTTCAGGGTCATAGATAAACCAAGCAACCGGTTGATTGTCATAGTCGCTATACTTTTTGAACCACTTCTTGTCCTTCAGGTATGCTGCACTGATTGTTGGACTGTGTTTTTCACGCATTTTGTTTCCTGTTGTTTAACTGTTTAAGATTCTATTATAGCACCAAAACCATTTGTTGTCAACCTCAGAATTTTTGTTCTCATAGAAGCAAAAAGCCCCGAAAATGTTACTTTTACGGAGCTTTTGTTCTTATGAGAGCGATTAAACTCGTTTTGTCAGGATCTTGTCAATCAAGCCATATTCTAGTGCAGTAGTCGCGGACATAAAATTGTCACGTTCCATATCAGCACTAAACTGATCAAATGTCTTACCTGCGCTGTTATGGTCAACGTAGATTTGAGTAAGATTTTTCTTCATTTCTAAAATTTCATTCACCTGAATCAGCATGTCAGTTGCTTGCCCGCGACTACCGCCGCTAGGTTGGTGAATCATGTGACGTGCATTTGGCAACATCATACGTTTGCCCTTAGCTCCTGCCGTTGCAAGCAAACTTCCCATAGAACAGGCTTGACCCATGACGATTGTTTGAACGTCGGGTGCAATAAATTGCATTGCATCATAGATTGCCATGCCCGCTGTAACAGAGCCACCTGGGCTGTTAATATACATGCTGATATCTTTGTTGCTGTCTTCGCTTTCCAAGAAAAGAAGCTGGGCAACAATCAAGTTTGCCATTTGGTCATGCACTTCGCCCTCAAGCAAAATGACCCGATCCCGCATGAGTCGGGAATAGATATCATAGCTACGTTCACCCTTGCTTGTTGTTTCGATTACGATTGGAACTAAACTCATTTTTTGCCTTTGTTAAAAATAATTGCGATAAATACATTATGTGTGATACAATTATCACTTCATTAACTTAATAGAGATTATACATGCGACACTTCGAATTTGCAACACCTTTGGTAGAAGCCATTGACCCGTTAGCTGCTCCTGCAGTGGCTCCTGTAGCTCCTGCTCCTGTAGCACCCAAGCCGGAAATCAAGCCGGCAGCGAAAGTATTAGTGAAGCCTACGAAGGGTGTAGACAAGACTGAGACTAAGGCTGTGACTAAACCAGAAGTAGAAGCAGTATTACGCGCGGGCGGGTACGAGGATTTCAAAATAAACGGTAACAAAATCAATGTTATCGTGCAAATTCCAGACGGTGCTAAGAAGAATGAGTACCGTATTGCTATCATGAAGGAAGTTTTAGCATTGCTTAAAGCTGAATTTGACGAGGCAGTACAGTACGTGAACGATCCTGGCTTAAGCAGTCTGGGTGGTGCAGTGTTTGACAACAGCCCGGTATGTGTCGTCATTAAGGACTCGGGTAAACAAGCTGAAAAATCTGCCGGTATGAGCAATGAGCTTGAACTAGCCAGTACAATTCAATCAGTAATTGAGCAGTACGGCACGGCTAACGTTACGTTTAAGGACAAACGTGGTAAGAAAATGACTATTCGTAATGCAACCGAAGCAGAAATGACTGGTAAAGAAACATCTGGTGGTAGAAAAGCAGATATCGTGTTGCGTAGTGCTAGAGGCGTTCTTCCAATCAGCATTAAAGAACTTAGTGCAGATTTTTGGGAGAGTTCAGATACAGCTTTCGGGGCCAGAGCTAAAGAAATTCTACAAAAACTTCAAGATGAAGGTGTCGTTAAGCTGACTCAGATTGCAGAACGTACTAACAAGCGTACCGGAGAAAAGATTCCAGTTTACAAGCTAAACAAAGAGATTGTTATGGAGCCTACTGTACAGGAAGCTATGAATGCTATTTTTGGTAGTGACTTGAATCCAAAAGGTGGCATCGTAATTCAAGACTTTGGTCCTGAACACTTTACACAAAACGGAAACAACATTGAAGTTGAATGTCACGCAGTTATTACTAACAAGGATGAGATTCCTGAGAGTCATTTGATGGTCTGGCAGATCAGAAATGACAGTACACGCATGAATCCTCTTCCGGGATTGCGTACTCTTGCCGCTACATTAACACGCGGTATCGGTAAAAAGGGTACTAAGGATGTTATCTTAGTCGATCAGCACGGAAACGTAGTACAGAATCCGAATATCAAGTCTTAAACAAGTCCTGATACTTAAACCACTTGCGCATACGTTGCGCAGTTTTTAGCGGAATGTTATGTTCCGCTAACCTATTTCTGAATGCAAAGAAGCTAGGGCCGTGACTCATTATCCAGTCTTTGCCTGCAGCTTCTCGTTCCGGACCATTGATATCCCATTGATACTGATGTGCCATTTCATGTGCTAGAACCGTTATAAACCACTGTCTACAGAACCACTTGTCCATCAGTTGTATCTCACAGTAACTACCATTAGAGAATTGATCCACGGATCCTTCACACATTCCCCACCACTTTCTTCTTCTGGCTCCTAATATTATCCTAGGCCTGATCAATTCGCCAGCAAAAACCTGCTCATTTAGCAGGTTATACGTATACTTGGCTTCAGCTAGTGTAGGGCGAAACATTAATCTTTTTTGAAACGAAACGGGCGGCAGGGGAGATGCCATCAGTTCCTTGAGAGTTAACCTATCATAGTTCATACTATATTTAGTCTTATAACTTTTTTTTCGTGGGTTGAATCCTTTTCTAAATAAGTGTAGAAGGAGATTCTAACATGTTCAAATCTATCAAAAAATTCTTTGGGTTCGGCGCATCTGCTGAAACTGAAGTCACCCCGCTAGCTGTCCCAACAGCACCGTACAAGGTACCTGAGCCAGCAGCTATTACACCAATTCCTTTGGTAGTAGAAGCAGCTATTGAACCAGTTGCCCCTGTAGCTAAGCCTAAAGCACCGGCTAAACCAAGAGCAGCAAAAAAGCCGACGGCGGCCGTTGCAACTAAAGCACCTAAAAACAGTGCTAAATAACTTGTTCGACTAGAGCAATGAAAAATAGGACGTGAACCGTCCTATTTCCACATAAATACTTATATGAATTTTGGTTTCGATATCATAAGCGATCTTCACTTAGACACTAATAGTGTGTTTGACTGGGAGTATAAAGCTACTAGCCTGTACTGCATAATACCGGGGAACATCAGTGATGACTTGATGGTGATCAAGCAAGTACTAGAATCACTCAGTGGACACTATCACGGTATATTCTACATTGATGGTTCCGCAGAGCACTCAATCATTAAATCCAGAAAAACTCGCAATAAAGAAATTCAAAAAATATGCAAGCCTCTAAAAAAGGTAGTCTATCTATATGACAATGTAGTCGTAGTAGAGGGCGTGGCCTTGATTGGAATCAACGGATGGTATGGTAACTATACCCCGGAAGACACTCTAGCAGAAGTCGATCTGATATGTGCTGTATATGAAGACTTTTCGTACTTGTATAATACGATTGCCAGGATGCAACTTCACGCAGATGTGAAGAAAGTAGTTGTTATCTCAAACAGTGTACCGTTAAAAAAGCTATTTTACGGAGAGATACCTAGGGTGTATAGTGATATATCACCTGAGGACACGCTAGTAACCGACACCGAGAAGAAAATTTCTCACTGGGTATTCGGCTCCAGCCAAAAAATAATTGATACTACTTTTGATAGTATCAATTATGTCAATAACTCCTGCTACAGCAGAAGTCCCTACTATGCTAAACGCATAGAAGTAGAGTGTTAAGCAGAAGCCTCGATTTTAACCTGAAGCGGATAGCCCTCAGTTCGTGCTTCCATAGTCACTTCGATACCCTTTTGCTCTGCGATTTCATACGGTAGCACTGCAACTACTGCACTACCGGATTCATGAATGCCAGTAGTAATACCAACTGCGGTGTCATCAGTATAATGAAAGTGATCTATCAGTGTGCGAACCACGAACTCCATGCTAGTCAAGTCATCATTCATATAGATAACTTTGTATAGCGGTGGTTCGGGGATATCTACTATAGCTCTAATGCTCACTACTGATTCAATTTGTGTTTGTGCCATGTATTTCTTTCTATAAGCTATTATATTATGTATTGTACTTAATTGCAATACTCTTTGGCTGCATTTCTTTAGGAAGTTTTCGTTCCAGGTGCAGCGTTAAAATACCATTAGCGTTTGCCGCGTCCTTGACTTCAACATGCTCGGCCAAAGTGAACTCTCGTACAAAGTTTCTATTGCTGATACCGTGATATAGATATTCAATAGGGGTATCAAAGCTCATATGCTTTGTTCCAGTGATCGTCAATACCCTATTTTCAATTTTGATATCAATCTCCCCTTCAGCAAACCCAGCTACTGCCAGTTCAATATCAAAGTCATTCTCAGAACACTTGACGATATTGTAGGGAGGATAGTTAGTAGTCGCTTGCCCGGCATTCATTCGCATCAGTTCATCAAGTACCGATTCAAAACCAATACCAAATTTATGTATTGATGGAATATCTAGTGAGCGCAATGTTAATGTATTAGACATTTTTGCTCTCCTTAACTTCTGCATCAACGATGTTGTCATCTTTGGCTGCTGTTTCACTCGTTGCTTCAGCTTCCGTCTTTGCTTTGGTAATAGGACCCATTGCTTCGTACAGCTTCGGAATAGAGTCTTGAATTAAAGTAGTATCTTCTCCGATAACTGCCTCTTCTAATACCTTGATGGCATCTTCCGCTAGTGTTTTCTCTTCGGCAGTTACTTTGTCACCGTACTTTTCAAGGTCTTGATTGAATTCGCGTAATGCTCCTTCAGCCTGATTGCGAGCCTCGATAAGCGCACGTGCTTTTTGGTCAGCTTCAGCATTAACTTCAGCATCCTTAACCATTTCTTGAATTTCAGCCTCAGTCAACCCGCTGTTAGCTTTGATGGTGATCTTGTTTTCTTTACCAGTCATTTTATCTTTAGCACTGACGCTAAGAATACCGTTTGCGTCAATATCTAATGTGACTTCAATCTGTGGCATACCGCGTCTTGCAGGTGCAATACCTTCGAGGTTGAATTCACCGAGAGCCTTGTTGTACGTAAACAGTTCACGCTCACCTTGTGCTACCTTAATAGTAACTGCTGGCTGATTATCGTCTGCCGTGCTGAATGTCTGACTAGCTTTAGTCGGGATAGTTGTATTCTTCTGAATCAACTTAGTGAATACTCCACCCATTGTTTCGATACCAAGACTTAGTGGTGTAACGTCGAGTAACAGAACGTCATTTCGTCCACCACCTAACACATCACCCTGAATAGCTGCACCTGCTGCAACTGCTTCATCTGGGTTAACATCTTTGCGAGGTGCTTTACCGAAGAATTTCTCTACTGCTTCTACAACCTTAGGCATACGTGTCATACCACCAACGAGAATAATCTCATCAATGTCAGCATTGCTAATTCCTGCATCCTTCATAGCAACTTTACAAGGCTCGATACTGCGTTGAATCAGTTCGTCAACTAAACTTTCCAGTTTAGAACGAGTCAACTTAATGTTCAAGTGCTTTGGACCGGTTGCATCAGCCGTGATGTATGGAATGTTAATATCAGTCTGTGAAGAACTAGACAATTCAATCTTAGCTTTTTCCGCTGCATCTTTGAGTCGTTGTAATGCAAGCACATCATTTTTCAAATCAATGCCCTGTTCTTGTTTGAATGTGTCAACCAAGAAATCCATGATGCGTTGGTCGAAATCTTCACCACCCAAGAATGTATCACCATTCGTAGATAGAACTTCAAACTGTTTGTCTCCGTCAACTTCTGCAATTTCAATGATAGATACGTCAAACGTACCGCCACCTAAGTCATAGACTGCAATCTTGCGGTCTTTCTTGTCTTGTTTGTCAACACCGTATGCTAATGCTGCCGCTGTAGGCTCATTGATGATTCGTAGTACTTCAAGACCTGCAATACGACCTGCATCTTTAGTTGCTTGGCGTTGACTGTCATTGAAGTAAGCAGGAACAGTGATAACAGCTTGTGTTACTTCGTGTCCGAGATAGTCTTCTGCGGTCTTCTTCATCTTACGCAGTACTTCGGCAGAGATTTGAGGTGGCGCCAGCTTCTCATCATTGACTTGAACCCATGCATCACCATTATCATTCTTGATAATAGAGTATGGCATCAATTTAATGTCTTTTTGCACAGCTTGTTCATCGAACTTTCGTCCAATCAATCGCTTGCTAGCATAAATTGTGTTTTTGGGATTAGTAACTGCTTGACGTTTAGCACTTGCGCCTACCAAGATTTCACCGTTCGCATATGCGACAATACTTGGCGTGGTTCTAGTACCTTCGCTATTTTCAATTACTTTGGGGATTCCGTTTTCGATGACGGCTACGCATGAATTTGTGGTACCGAGGTCGATACCGATGACTTTGCTCATTTTTTTCTCCTTAAGAAAGCAAGATTATTGTTGTAGACCCCGAAGGCATCTACTATAATATATATTAGGCACACGAGTGCAAAATATGCTACTATTATATAATAGGGGTCGGGTTTATTACCCGTTCCTTATTGATATTCAGTGTGGTCATTTTATTTTCTTTATATGACCTAGTATTGTACATGTGACACATTAGTACACGTTCGATTTCTGTATGTAATCCCCTAGCACCTGTCTTCAGTGCTAGAGTGTTTTCTGCCATCTGCTCTAATGCATCTTGTGTGAATGTAAGTTTGATATCATCTAATCCCAGCAAGTACTGATACTGACTAATGTAATTGCTCTTAACATCGGTGAGAATGTGAACCAACTGCTCCTTGTTCAATTCATCGATGCTGACTGTAGTAGTAAATCGCCCAATGAACTCAGGAATCATCCCGTACTTGGTCAAATCGTCAGGCGATACTTTACTCAAGTCACCTTCAATCTTAGAATCTACCACTCTTGCATTAAATCCAATGCTGGTCCCATTCATACGTTGTCCGATAACATCTTTCAAGCCTACAAATGCGCCGCCGGCGATAAACAAAATGTCTTTAGTATTAATCTCTGTCATTTCGCCGCCGGGATGCTTTCGTCCACCTGCTGCAGGGATGCGACAAGTAGTTCCCTCTACTAATTTAAGTAGGGCTTGCTGTACTCCTTCCCCGGAAACGTCACGTGTTACACTAGCTGACTCACCCTTACGGGCAATCTTGTCAATCTC